ATGCAACCCGATGAACTCAAGGCGCTCCGCAGGGATGCGGACATGACGCAGGACCAGCTTGCCGAAGCGATTGGTGTGTCCCGCGTTCTGATCGGCCAGATGGAAAGGGGACAGGCCCCAATCGAGAAGCGCACCGCGTTGGCCGTGCGTTACATCGTGGAGAGGGCGCAATCCGCATGACCCAATGGCGTTACGTCACACCCAAAACCACAGGCCGTTGGCACCCGACCCGCGAGGCAGCCGAGGACGCAGCCATCCAGGCTGGGTTCGGACACCGCGACAGCCATTGCCAATCAAACGGAACGCGCGGGCGCTTCTACGCTCACCCGCTGGTGAGGATAGAGGAAGAGCCTTGAAGGACTGGCTCTATGTCGCTGCCGCCCTGTTGATCGGTATGGCGATTCTCATCACCACGGCACAGGCGTTCATGGGGTTTCTGACCACGCCCTGACCGCCGCGACCTTGTTGCGACAGTCCGCCCCGGCCTCCATCACGTCGACCAGATAGCCCGAAGCCTGCGCGTCGGTGAAAGTGCCCTGCGGCCCAGCCGGAGCCGGTGGAACAGGTTCTTCCGCACAGGACAGATATTCAGGCGGCACGGGTAGCCTAGCGGGCGGCTCTTTCCCGCAGGCGCTCAAGAAGGCGCTGCATCCCAGCGCCGACAGCATCATCAGTCGCTTGCTCACTCACAATCTCCCGCAATTCCTTGATGTCCGTTGCCGTTTTGGCGTGAAGGCTCAGGCTGACCATGGCCGCCGCCTTTTCGGCGCGGGCAGCGGATGCCAGCACCTTCTGCGCGGCTGCTTCCGCCTTGGCGCTGGCCGTCACGGTGGCGTCATGTCGACCAGAGCAATAGGCGACCGGGGCGCACATCAGCGCTCCCGCCGCCACTGCCGCGACCAACTTCCAGTTGAAGCCCGCCAGCGAAGAAAGGGGGATCACCATTCGATGTCCTCCTTCCAGATCCGATAAGCCCAGCCCGCGAGCAGAGCGATCAGGACGAACGCGCCTGTGAACGCGCCCGTCACGAACCCGGCGATCCAGTTCATTTCTGGGCCAGCCGGCGCGTGCGAAACTGGCCCCATACAAAGGGCACCGCGATAACCGCCACGGTGACGATCGCGGTCAGGGTATCCTCTTCCAGCCAGCCGCGCCCGATGGCATAGCCGCCGACCGCAAGCGCGATCTGGCGCACCGCAGCGGCAAGCTGCGTCGCATTGACTTCATTCATGGATGTTTCCTTTCAGGCTTAATGAAGCGTGGCGCGCCGCGCCGCATAGGCGGCTGCAAGGCGCGTGTCGTAGAAGTTTTCTTTGAATGCCGTGCCGTTGTAGCTCTTGGCGAAGGCGGCCCAATCGCCGCGCTGGAGCGCACCTTGCAGCCGGTTGCCGATCACGAACCGGACAAAGGCATCCAACTGGTCGCCCTCGGTGCGGGACTGCCGCCATGCGAAGGCCCAAGGATCATGCGCGTCGCAGACTGCATAGTTCTCGCCGAGGATCTGGAAGCCGCCATAGCTGGCCGACATGAACCCGGCATCCACGTCCAGCGAAACGGCTGCCAGCAACTGATCCCACCGGCCTTTCTGGCTGGCCGGATACAGCTTCCGGTTCCATGTCCGCGATGAAATGGCGGGATGGCTGTTGTCGTATCGGTGGCCCGTCGATTTGCTGAAGCGGTGCGGCTCGAACAGGATCGTCGGTCGCCCCTCAATGAAAGGCTTGCCGGTCGATTCCACGTCGTAGACCGCCCAGACCTTGGCCGGGTCCACGCCCAGATCGCGCGCTGCCTCCGCCACATCGCTATCGGTAATGGGATAATCCGGCCCATCGGTCAGGCAGGCGAGGATTGCCGCCTTGCTGACCGGCCCGATCTGACCGTCAATCGCGCCCTGATAATAGTCGAGCGAAGCCAGCCGCCGTTGCAGCGCTGCTTGATCCATCTCATTTCCCCATGAAAAAAGGCGCCCGAAGCGCCCTGCATCTGTCTGATCGCGTCAGGTTGGCTCAGCCGTCCAGCGACCGCTTTCCGCTCGCGATGTCGTGCACGACGCGTTCCGCGCTCATCTCGGTTTGCACCTCTTCACGGATCGCGGCCTTGTGCTGGACGACGCTTTCCATCAGCGCCGCGTCGACCTGGCGAAGGAAGCGGTCGGTATAGAGCTTCACCACGCGATCAGCCCCGACCGTGGCCGCCGCCGTCATCAATGCCGCGCCCTCGCCATGCACGCCCGCCTGACTGACCAGCCAGAAGGCGATGAGCGCCACCATCGGCAGCAACAGAAGATCCGCCAGCACAAGGACCGGCTTGATCTTCACCCCACGCTTGATGAGCAGCGCGTATTTCGCGGCCAGCCCGAAGGTCAGGCCGAGCCATATCCACCCATATTTCGCGATCAACGCTTCAGTCCATGGCGTCATCGCCGCATTTCCTTGTGCCATGATGCGGTCCCCCGCGATGCTGATATTATGCTGCGGGTTCTTCCGGCTCAGGCTCGACCAGCGCCTCGATCCGCGAAATCTCGCCATCCACCAGTCCCCGGACGTTGCGAATGACGCTGATGACATTGCGCGCCTGCTGGGCAGCCACGCTTTCATTGGAGAGGTCTGGCAGAAGCGCCTCAAGGTCTTCGGCCAGCGTGGCGACCTTGCCAGCCACAAGGGCGGCCTTCACTGCCTTTGATCCATTCAGCGAGGCCAGATCGCGCTGGCGCTGGAGATCGGCAATCTGCTGGTCGAGTTCGGCGATCGTCGGTTCGGTCATTGTGCGTTTCCTTCCTGCGTTGCGGGGATATTCTTCGGCTCAGCCTTCGCCTTGCGCGCAGGCTTCGTTTCCGGCTCCACGCCGTCCATTTCATCCAGCGTATCTGCCACCTGAAGCGCCATCGGCTTTCCGAGCAGATCGACGTAGAGGACAGCGTTCACGCCATTCTCATCCCCGAATTTTTCCTTCCGGCCGACGATCCGCAGGCGGCTGAAGAACATGCGGCCTTCCTGATGGGCGATGATCGCTTCCTCGCCTTCGCCGACCCGATGCTGCTCGATGATGCGCACCTCGATCGGATTGACGATCGCGGCAGCGTCGACCGCCATCTTCTTGAGGTGGCCATATTGGTCGGCAAGCTGCTCAATCTGCGGGCCGCTGCCCATGTCGTAGATCAGGCCCGAAGGGTTCACGCCGTCGCTCGGCTTCATGACCGCGACGATGGCGCTTTCGGGGATTTCGAGCCGCTCGTTATTGGCTGTTTTCAGGTGAAGCATGGGAGTTCTCCTTAGTCGCAGGCAAAGCTGCGATTGATGACGGGTGCGTCGTAGCCCCGCGCGGATACAGACACAGGGATCAGGCCGCCGGGAACGCTGTCGTCGCGGATCAGGACGCGGACTTCGCGCCCTGCCTGCTTCGCCTCGCGGATGACCTTGTGGGCATTGCGTTCGATCCGCTCGCGGCGGCGGGTTTCGATCAACGATCCGCCGCATGCGCCGCGATAGTCCAGAACCACGGTGGTGAGGGCGGGAGACGGGCTGGTCGCCGCGATGAGTAGAGCCAGGCTGAACATGACGTGTCCTTTCAGAGGATGGAAAGCTGCTGGGTGGATGGGTCGATGGTGGCGGCTCGCCCGCCAAGGCTGTCATCGAGACAGTTCTGGATCAGCGCATGGTCGGCGCGGCTGACCTCATGGCGCGTCATGCCGTCAGGCGCGGTGGGAAGCGTGTCCGCATCCCCCATGCCGACGCGGCTCACGACGCCGCTGGCATCGCACAGCGCATAATAAATGCGGCCGGTCACAGGATCTTCTTCGCCTCCATGATGGTGATGGTCCCGGACGACACCGTCGCGGTCGTATTCGTGTTGTTCGAGCGATTGGCCCGCAGCGTGTAGGTTTTGGCCCCGGCGGTCGGCGTGATGATCTTCTGGCCAAAGAAAGGCTTGGGCCGCCCCGCATCGTTACGGCCGACCATCGCGCTCCAGATCGAAACGCCATTCTCTTCGACGGAAATACCCATCGTGGTGGCCGCTGTGTTATCCGCGTCGAGATTGGCAACGCCCCCGAAGGTCAAGATAAAGACCGAGTCCGCATCATATCGCGTCCGCGTGGCCGAGCAGACCGTGACCCATGCGGTGCCGATCGCGTTGCCGGTGCCGGAATCGTAACTGACATCGAAGATCGCGGCCTTGGCGATCTTGAGGGTGCCGATACTGGCATCCTTGATGATCGCGTCCTTGATGTAGGTGACGCCGCTGATGACCTCGAAAGGATAGGCGGTCCCGGCCCCCGCCGATGAGGTGATGGCGAAGCGGTCGGCGCGGATGATGAAGTTCGACCGCGACCCGTTATTGTTCGTCGTGATGCCGCTAATATAACCGTTCACGTCGATCTCGACGCCCCAGCGCCCGAACAGCGTCGTCACATTGCCGTTGATCGTCGTGATCGCGGTCTGCTGGCTGGTGATCGTCACGCCCTGCGTCGAGACGGTGGACGAAAGGGAGGCATATTGCGTCGTCAGGGTGGAGAGCGCTTCGAAAGATTGCGTCACTGCCGCTTCATAGCTGTAGGGCGTAACGAAGGTGCTGCGCTCCAGCTTCACGCGCAGGAAGTCGAAGCTGTTCGCGCCGCTGCCCGTCCCCCACACCTCGAAGAACGCATAACCCTTCGCGGTCCCGGCCGGGGTGACGCCGATGCAGGCCGACTCGATGCGCTTGTTGCCGCTATAGTCGCGGCCATGGGCCGTCATGATCGCGCCGTAGAGTCTCCCGACTTCCCTGTTCGATGAGTTCTGGCAGATGATGACGAGGCGATATTCCGTCGCCCCCGCCCCAGACTGCGAAGTGTCGGCGTGGAGGGCGTAGGTCGCCCCTGCCGCCATCGTCACAGGCTCATATTGCGCCCACATGCGCGTGAGGGTCGATGATGCGAGACGGAAATATTTGTCGTCGCCGCCCGTGGCGTTGTTCACAACAAGGGTCGAGCCGGAAAGATTCGACCAGCCCGCCGTCCCGTTGGTAGGACCGGGGTTGCCTATCAGGTTGGTTGACGATCCGGCCTTTACCTGCAAGTCCAGCGTGGCGACATTACCCTGAAGCGTGGTGATGGCATTCGCGTTGGTGGTGATGGACGAACCGTGCGTCGCGACCGTGGACGACAAGGTAGCGTATTGGCCGTTCAGCGTCGAAATCGCGGTAAAGCTCAGCGCGGACGATGCCTCACTCGTGTAGGCCGTCCAAACAGAACCTTCCTCGAATTTGACCTGCCGCCAGCCGATGGTCCTGGGCAGGGCGTAGGCGGTGTAGTTGGCTAACCGCACCGCGACCCACGCCGCGCCTGCCGGAGACGTGGTGGCGAGCGCGAGCGCTGCATGGCCCGCTCCATCGGACGAGAAGGTGTGATCGACATTACGCCATGGACCGGCAACGATCCCGCCGATCTGCGCGCCCGCTCCGTCGTACCAGAGCAGTTCGACCCGGCATCGCGCATCGGACGGGCTGGTCTCGCCGCTGGTGACGAAATAGCTGTCGGCGGTCACCACATAGGGCCTACTTGCCCCGACCGCGAACTTGTCGGACGTGACATGACTGGTTCCCGCGCCCGTGCTGGCGGTCAGGTTGTTCAGGTAGCTGCCATACGAGCCATAGGTTGACGCCCATCCCGTGCCGCCAGTGACGTTCCACCCCGTCATCCCGTTTTCGAAACTGCCATAGGGCAGCAGATTGGGCGTCGAGGCCGTGACCTGCACCGTCAGCGCCGCCATACTGCCCTGAAGCGCGGTGATGGCCGTCTGGGCCGCGCTGATGCTCGCACCCTGCGTCGATACGGTGGATGAAAGTGTCGAGACGCTGCCTTGCAGGGTGGTGACGGAGGACTGGAGCGTCGTGATAGACCCGCCCTGCGTCGTCAGGGTCGAATTGATCGTCGCGATCTGGCCCGTATGGTCGCTCGCCGTCTGTTGAAGCGTCGTGATCGACGCACCCTGACTATTCAGGGTCGATTGCACCGTGGCGATGTCGTCCGCGTTCGCAAGAATATCCGCGCCCTGCGCCGTGATCTGCCCCTGCGCCGTCGTGAGCGCCGCCTGCATCGCGGCGGCATCGCTCTGCATGGAGGTGATGGTCGCTTGAGCCGCGGCTATGTCGATCAGGGCTTGGGCGGTGTCGGCGTCGAGCTGGGCCAGTTCCGCGTCTATGTCCGAAAGGCTGCCCTCGATCTCGGTGATCTTGCCCAGGCCAGTCGTGACATTCGAGAAGATCGTGAAGTTGCCGACGATGGTGCTGACGCGGTAGCCGATCCGCACGTCATAGGCGGTTTCAGATTCGAGCGGTGCGATCACATGACTGACCGGCTCGACGGCTGAAACGATGGCCGAATTCTTCCACTCGCTCACCCCGGACAGCCGATAGTCGATCACGATAGCGTCGGCGGAAGGAAGTTCGCTTGTGCCGGACACGATCAGAGCCGGAAAACCTTCGCCCGATGTCGTGCCTGCGACGGACCATGCCGTCTCCACAGGCGCAGCGGGTTTCAGGTCAGGCGCGGACAAGCTGAACGGCGGCGGCGGCGTCGTGCTCTGCCCCAGCGCATAGGCGTGCTTGGAATAGGTTTCCGTCTCGCCCGCGAACGACACCTTGCCGGTCGATGGGTCGGGAGAGCGGCGCGTGATGAGGACGGGCTGATTGCTCAGGCCTTCTTCCGGCACGTTCAGATAGACGACATCGCCCGTCTTGAGGCCGATCCATTCAGGCCCGGTCGTCCATGTGAACGGCCCGGCCTCGCGGCTGTTGACGATGGCGTAGGCGGCAAGCTGACCCGGCTGGGTCGCCGTCGCGCCGGAGAACACCTGCACCAGCGGGAAGTCGATTTCCTTGGTGCGCGCGCCGCCGTCCGCCGTGACATAGGCAGGTTCCGACACGACCTTGCCGGACACGACAGCCCAATCGCTGTCTTCATCGACATAGCGCGGGATGACGCTGTTGAAGCGGTCGCGGCGGCTCTTGGATGCGGCGATGGACAGGCCGTCATGGAGATGACGGCCTTCGATGGTCGCAATGGCCGTGCGCGGCGTGGAGACGAGGCAGCCGATCATCGCGCCGGTCTGCGTCGGGACCGCGCCCCCAGCCTGAAGCATCCGCTTGAGCGTGTCCCACTTGCTGTCCGTGGTCCATTCGACGCCGCCGACCTTCCAGCCGTTCGCCTCGCACACATTGGCGCACTCGACGAAATCGGCCACGCGGATGGTGGATACCGGCGCGCCGATCCCGCAGACGCGCTTACCGTTCGACCAGCGGCCCAGCGCCCATGTCAGAGCATGAAGGCCGGGATTGTCCGTCCATTCATAGGTGCTTTCGTCCAGCGCGCGATGAGAGCCTGAACCGCCGGGATAGGTGCTGTCCTTGCGGGGGTCGTAAGCCTTGACCCATTTGCCGACCCATGCCGGTTCGGGCGCGCCAGCCCCGTAGAAATCGCCCTTGGTGTCGAAGCGGAACGCCATCTGTGCATGAGCAATGCCGCTGAGCTTGTGATTGGCGGTCCAGCCGGGGAAGGTCTTGCCGCCGAAGCTGAGAGCCAGCGCCGAACCACTGGACGGTCCCAACGACAGCTTTTGGCCCATATAATCATGGAAGCGACCGCTGGCGTTGCCATCCGCCGCGAAAGACACAACTTCATTGTCGGCGGTGAACTTCTCGATGCTGTGGATCGGACCGGCAATGGACAGCAGGGCGATGAAAGCGAGAATGTCGTCCTTCGACTGGATTTTGAACCCGTCATAGGTCTTGGCATAGATTCGCAGCCCTGACATGCGCGTCCGCCCAATGGCGTAGGGCAGGCCCGATTGCGGGTTCGTCGTGAAGGTGGTCGGATTGCCTTCAACGGAATAGCCGGGAGCCGTGGCTTGCGCGGCCACCGAAAGGACGCCTGCCGCAAGGCTGCCATAAGTGCCGATGGCGGTCAGGGTGGCGGCGGAAATCCCCGCTATTCCCCCCGCGCTGGCCGCCGTGGTCGCGGTGGCGGCAACTGCTGGTGCGGCAAGGCCCGCCGTGGCGGCAACCAGCGCGACCGCGCCAACCACCATAGCCGCTGTGCGAAGCGCCTTGCTCATAGAACGCTCCAGGCGCGCAGGATGGCCTTCGGTTCGAGCGTCACCAGCCCCGGATGGTCCTCATGGAAACCGAACAGCTTGCCGTTGCCCGCATAGAGGCAAATCGTGCCGACCGGGCTATCCCCTTCGATCTCCGCAATGTCGCCGAGCAGCATCCGCGAATAGGGAATGGGCGTGAGGCCGATGCCGTCCGCCATTTCCGCCAGCGTGGAATAGCCCAGCCGTTTCAGTGCACGCGCCGCGCCAAGCTGCGACTGATAGGCGCCCGCCTTGCTGATAAGGATTTTATAGCCCAGCTTCTTGAGGTGGAACGCGGCGACCTTGGCGCAATCAACCTTGCCCCATGCAAAGGGCCGGTCACGATAGCGGGCCATGGTCGCCTCGATCGCGGCGTGGCGGCGTTCGAGTGGGGTCATTGACCCAATCCCCCCTTGAGGCTCTGGGAAGCCACCAGAGCGGCGGCTACAGCCCCCCAGCCGCTCTTTGCCGCGCTACCGCCCTGCGGCGGCTTTGCGCCCCAATAGAGGTTCACGTCCGTGCCGGTCATGAACTCAAGGCCAAGCTCGCCGGGATGGATGGACTGGTGCCAGCCATCGGACGCGCGCTGGCCTTCCTCTACCTCGAACAGGCGCTCGAACACGCTGACGACGGTGTATTCGACGGTGCGCGCGCCGCTCTGATCGATGCCGATGGTCGGCACATCGATCTCGCCAAGGAACAGCGTTTCAGGAGTGCCGATGACAAGGCCGCTTGCCATGTCCACCGCGCCGACCATCAGTTGCACGGTGCTGCCCTGCATGTTCGGGTGCGAGAGAGCCGCCGTGGCGCTCACATCGGGCGGGAACAGCGTAACCGTGATCTCCGGTGCGCTGTCGCCAATTTCTTCGGTCAGTTCCGAAATGCTCGCGATGGTGCCGAACGTCGCGTCCAAACCGACATAGGTTTCCCCGCCGACCACAAGCGTGGCTGACCCGTCGAGCAGGCGCAGGGTGTAATCCGGCAACTCCATGCGGAGCGCGCCAAAAAGGAGCACGGCTGGCTGAGCCAGCGCGTTCTTGAGCGTTGCGTCCAAGGTTGATCCCCAAAGGAATGAGAAATTTCGACGGAATTCATAACTTTTTAATTGACTAATGTTATATTTAAAGTTATTGAAATGTTATGAGCAAACGGCAGATCACATTCACGAGGCAGGCGGCCAAGGCGCTTCTCAAGATGCCCGCCAACACGGCCCGCCTGATCCGTGGAAAGATCGACCAGCTTGCGACCGATCCCGAAAGCCTCGCCAATAACGTGAAGGCGCTCAAGGGCTCGGACTATAGCCGCCTTCGCGTCGGCGATTTTCGCGTAATCTATTCGATGGACATGGTGGTGCTGGCCATCATCGAAATCGGCCCGCGTGGCGGCATATACGATTGAAAGGACAGACGATGACCTATCACCCCCAGAAGATCACCGCGCCGGACGGAACGGCGCTGGTGGTCATTACCGAAGCCGACTATCTCGCCCTGCTGGATGCGGCCGACATCGCCGCGGCCGACCGCGCGCTGGCGGAAAGCGATTTCACCATCCCCTCCGGCGTGATGGACGCCATGCTCGCCGGGAAATCTCCTGTTGCTGCGTGGCGCGAATATCGGGGCATGACGCAGGATATTTTGGCTGATGCCACTGGCATGTTGCAGCCCGCCCTTGCACGCATGGAAGCCAGCAAGGGAAGGCTGCGCGAGGCGACTGTGTTGAAGCTGGCGAAGGCGCTGGACGTGCCCGAATGGGCGTTGAAGCCGGCGGATTGATGTCAGGCGGGCAGGACGCCCGCGAGCGAGAGGCCCGACCCGACGATAAAGCACAACAGCGCCGCACATAAGACGACGATCGCGACCTTCATGTGAGCGTTCCCTTGTTTGTGAAACGCCAGTTCCGCCGCCATATCCTTGTCAACCTCGGCGCGGCTCAAGGTTCGCTGATGCCGCCACATTTCTTGCGCAGCCTGATTATAAAATGCCAACTGGCTGAAGAATGCGAAAAGGTGGGTAATCAGCACGAGCGCGATGCCGAGCGAAAAGCAGGCGAAACCACCCCACAGAAAAGGCGTGCTGAACTTCACAGGAGCGTTGGCTTTTCCAACCACGTTGCCGATGAACGTGAACAGGCCGATCAGCGCGCCCCCGTTCGCCAGCAACAGTGCGGCCAATGCCTTTTCGGCAAATGACATCTGGTTGCGCAATCGCTCGACGACTTCCTCCCGTGCAGATATCAAATCGAACTCGGTTTCGGAACGCTGCGCGTCAGTCAATCCTGCCATCTCACCTTCCATGTCATGCCCCCTCCGAAATGGTGAAACTGAAACTCGCCAACCGCTCCACCGAAATCTGCCACGAAAGCTCATCTCCTGGCGAAACCATACCCTCGATCTTTGGGGAAGCGATTTCCACAACGTCATTCAATGACAGCGAGGTTCGCAGCATCGGCCAGATCGACGCGCTCATCGTTCCGCCGCCCGCCACCGTCCCGTCAGCCGAAAAGATATGCACGTAGCGGCGACCGCCGTGGATGATGGCAAGGACTTGGCCTTCCTTGACCTGATAGCCCGCCGTCATGCCTTTGAGCGGCAGCGCGACGCCCGATGTGACCGCCGCCGAAACGAGCGGCGCACCCGGCGCTCCCGTGTCGAAATCGGGCTGGGGCCATTCCATCCGCAACCGATCTTCCCGCGCTCGCAGCAGCCGGGACTGGACGATCAGCGCCTTGTCGCGCGTTGGCATCGGCGGCAGCGTCACACGCAGTCCGAAGCGCGTGCCAAGCCGGTTGATCCGCTGCTCCGGCCCGCCAAGGAACGGTGTCAGCACTGCGCCGAAATCGCGCAGGAACGGTTCTGCTGCGCTGGGGACAGCCCAATCGGGCATTTCGATGATGGCCATCAGCCGCGTCCCGGAATGCGGCGACGGCTTTTTCGCGCCACGTCTGAAGTAGCGGCGCTGCGTGCCTGCATGCCGGATGCCATGGCCATGGGGGCGGCGACTGAAGCGGCCCCCTGAGCGACCCTGGCATCAAAATATTCGTTGGCTTCCACCAGAACCTTCACGATACCGCCGTTGTCGTTACCGGGCTTACGAATATCGACCATTTCGCCACGCGTTGCCTTGAAGGCGACGACGTTCTTGTCGATCCCCGGCACGCCGCCGACACGGAAACTGCCGCCGGTCGCGAAGCCGGGAAGGTCAGGGAATGGCGATTTGCCGACATTGGCCGCAAGGCTGGCGACATTCTTGCTGGCCGTCGTGAGTGAACCAGCAAGCGGATTACCCCCAAACACGCCACCCAGCACGTTGGACAACCCGCCGACAATCGCCTTCTGCAATTGGATGCGGATGAGGTCGGCGATGATCTGGTTGGTAACGCTCTTGAACACGTCGCCGAGCGACCGGGCGCCCGTCGCCGCATCGGCAAGGCCGTTGACGATCCCGTCAATGCCATCGACCTGTACACGCTCCAGCGCCTCGCGCGCTTCGTCAGCCGAACGGGGCAGACGATCCAAATAGGCGTCCAGCGGGCCTTGAGTTTGCCGCGTAACCTGATCGCGAGCGCCTGCCTGTAACGCCGGAAGCGCCATCAACCTTGCGCGCGCACGCGTGGCTGTTTCCAGGTCGCTGGATGCCGCCTCTATTTCCAATGTTCGGCGTTCAATATCGAATTGCGCGTCGAGAATCCGCAGTTCGACGGCGCGGCGCTCGCGAGCCGTGCGCGCTGCATCGGCGGACAGGCTCATCAGTTCAATCGCTAGGTCTGCCCGGTCCCGCTCTTGCCTGATGGTGCGTTGGTCGATTTCTTCCTTCGCGCGTTGCGCCGCCAGATTCTTGCGTGCCTGCGCGTTCTGATTGTTGAGTTCGATAAGCTGCTGCTTTTTCGCGGCATCAATATCATCGTCAGATTGGATAGCGCGCTCCCGAACCTGACGCTCAACCTCAATCTGGTTGAGGTCTGCGTCTCGGCGCGCCTCGATGGTCCCGGTCAAATCCGCCGTGGTCGAAACGAGATCGGCATTTTCGCGAGCGAGATCGTCGGTGAAGCGGCGCAGGGCGTCCGCTGCGCGTTCCGCCTCGCGCTGGGCCTTCTTGCGGGCGGCTTCGGCGCCGCGTTCAGCCGCATTATCCTTCTTGGGGTCGGTGGCCGCTGGCTTGAGAATAGACGGCTTTTGCGGCGCATCACGAAGGGGGTTCCCCTGCATGATCCGATCAAGCGTCGCCTTAGTATTGGCATTATCGATGTTTTTGTTCGTTCGGCTAACCAGCGCGGCAGCGCTCGTGCTAGTCATGAAATCATCAAAACCCTTGCGGAATGTCCCGCCGGTTGCGGCGGAATAAATGCCGCGGCCAAATGCCTGCGGTCGCCGCCACACCCCGGTCAAGAAGTCAGCGCCCGATGCCATCCCCTCGGGGCTGATCTTCGCACCGTTCGGGACACTGTTTTCGATACCTGAAAGCAATCCGCGCACTTGTCCGAGAAGGTCGATTAAAGGCTTAATCGCCTCGGAAACTGAATTGATCTGCTGGCGCGTCGTTATGCCGAATCTCTCAGCGGCGGAGCCCATGTCATCAAAGCCCTTCGCGCCATCGGTGACGAAATTGGCGATAGCCGTTGAGAATTGGCCGCCGCGATCAAAATCGCCGAAGGTGGTCACAGCCGCATTGCGAACCTGCTGCATAGCCTCGTCGAACGTGACGGGCATCTGCTTGAACTCGGCATCGATCGCATCAGTAAACTTGCGATCGGTCAGGGCCTTGAACAGCTTGTCGGCCGTCAATTGGCCTTCTTCCGCCATTTTTCGCAGACTGCCCACCGGCACGCCCAGACTATCCGCCAAGAGGCGAGCGAGCCGTGGCGACGATTCCATGATGCTGTTGAACTCATCACCGCGCAGGACGCCAGAAGCCAGCGCTTGGCCGAATTGCAATGTCGCGGATGCGGCCTCCGCCTGGCTGGCCCCGCTGACTTTGAGCGTTTTGGAGAACGTCTCGGTCGCGCGCGCGGCTTCCCATTGCTGGCCGCCAAGTTCCTTCGTGGCGCGCATGAAATTCGCATAGAGAGTGCCCGTCTCCGACAGCCCGTTGCGCGTAGTGGCAGCAATGCGGTTCACGTCCTGCTGAGCCTGTCCAAAGCTGCCGAACTGTGCCGTAGCGAGCCTGAGTTGGGCGGCAAGCTGCTTGGATTGGTCAGCGAGCTTGAGGAAGGCCGCGCCTGCTGCCGTGATGGACGTGATGCCCACGGCGGCGCCTATTCCTCGCAAAGAGCGGGAAATCTGATCGGACGCGCCTCGAACTTCCTTTGCCGAACGCACGAACTGCTGGTTCGTTTTAGAGGCGCGTTTGATGCCAGTTTCGAACTGAGCAGAATCAAGCCCGAGTGTGACGCGCAGTGCGCCGATCACAGATTTTGCCAAAGCTCATCTCCGAAAAGTTAGCTATCAAATAGTGCTTGCGTTTGACGGAATGCTATCATAATATGCTTGCATGAACGGCAAGCAGCAGAAGACGCTCAAGGCGATTTTCACCGACCCGGTTTCGGGCACCATCGCTTGGGCGGCCATCGAAAGCCTGTTGAGCGCCGTGGGTTGCGAATTGATCGAGGGCAACGGTTCCCGCGTTCGGTTCGCGAAGGATGGGATGATCGCCAGCTTCCATCGGCCGCACCCGGCCAAGGAAGCGAAGCGCTATCAGGTCCGCGAAGCCCGCGACTATCTTATGAAACTAGGAGTAACCCCATGACTGTGATGACCTACAAGGGATATGCGGCCACCGTTGATTTCGACGCCGACGATATGATCCTTGTCGGCAAGCTGGCCGGGATCGAAGACAATATCAGTTTTCATGCCGATGACGGCAAAGCCTTCATCGACGCTTTCCATGAAGCGGTTGAGGACTATCTCGAAACCTGCGCCAAGGTCGGCAAGTCCCCGCAGAAGCCCTACTCCGGCAAAGTGATGTTCCGCATCGATCCTACTGTCCATGCTCAGGCCGCGCTTGCCGCTCAACTGGCGGGCAAGAGCCTGAACTCTTGGGGTGAAGACGCCTTGAGGATCGCCGCTGAAAAGGCGGTGGGCGAAGGATTGCGCGTTTAAATTACCAAAGCTTAGTCCTGTTGCTTCCGCTCCACAATTGAGATTACATCCCTCCAGAATGGGAGGGCCAGATGAAGGTTTTCAAGATATTAACGTTTATAGGAGCAGCAATCGGCCTGCTGCTCATACTCGCCTCTTTGGGCGCACCAGGAGCAGCCCAACAGGCAGCAGCGGCGGCAGTCGCAGTATTTTTGGTGGCAGCACCTTACTGCATCCAAGGCGTGATGTTTCGCGACCGCTTTTTCGAGAAGCCGCAAAACGAAGCCCAGCCGAAGAACTCAAGCGGCGTGTCCAGCGACGCTTATAGAAACTGGTCGAATCTCAACAAATGAACGGTTGACGACCGCTTAGCTTCTGCCGACCAGGGATTGCATCGCCGCCAGCATCTGCTGGTGGCTTTGCATCTTCACCGCCGCTCGTTTCTCCCCTATGACCTTTTCCAGCGTCGGCATTTTCTTGACCCGCCCGAACGCGGCACCATGCCATGCGGCGGTCATTTTGTCCCGATGCTCCCAATGAATACGCTGACTATAGCCGTCCACTGCTGCCTTCAGGAGACGGGGTGTCTGCAACCAGAATTGCGCGGGGTCGAAGCCAGCTTCGCACCACAGCGAAAAGAGCTTCAGCCAGTTCCAGCCGCTGCTTTCTTCCGACCCCGCTTCGGAGGGTTTACCTCCTCTTCCTCCTTTTCAGGCCATGCGTGCTGCATCGCCTTGGAGACGGCTTCGCGCACCATGGGGACGCCCCAGCGGAGAACACGGTCGGCCATTTCGTCATAGGGGATGGCATATTGCCGATATGTGCCAGACCAAGCGAGCGCCGCCGTCATGCCCAGGTGCGCTCCACTGTCGAACAGGGCCAGAATTGCGCTGATCGGCTTGCCGGTGATGTTTTCCGCCATCATCAGCGCATCGGCGTTCATGGTGACAACATAGGTTTCGCCATCAGCCTCGAAAGAGGCTTCGCCCCTCATCGGATTTGTCACGGGGCGGGAACCGGGTTGACGGCAGACTGAGTGACTGCGCCGTTCACGCGCATGGTGACAGTCGCCGTTTGACGGTCATCGATCGGGATTTCCTTTTCAAACCCTTTGATGATCGCCGAATATTCGAAATACTGGAACGTTGCACCGGCGGGGATGGCCACCACGACATCGCGCGCTTCGCCGCCTTCCAGCGCCTCGGTTATGAGTGTGTCAGTCGCGCTGCCAGCGATATAGTTGATGCCGAACGTGACTTCACCGTTATCGATCAGCCCGGGCACATATTCATTCGCGCGGCCCGGCGATTTGAAGTGTGTTGCCAGGACATCGTTCTGCTGCGGGTTGGGCAGACTGATCGAAATCACTTCCGCGATCTCGGTCAGGGCATCTGCGTCGTCCGCGATCCATAGGCCGGCGCCATAGCCGATCTTTACGTTGGCCATTTCACATTACCTTTCAGAGAGATTGCCACCAGATGAGAAAATCCGCGCTGATGCGGAACACAGTGCCGATTCCCGGCACATCTTCATGACCGTCCCGCTCAGACTGGAGAAAGGACATGCCGAACACAGTGCCACCAACAGTAGCGGGAGCTTCTAGGATGTCTGTCAGGGTGGCGATGACGGCCTTCGCCTGCGCGACCTCGATCGCCCATGCATCGAACTGCATCAGCGTGCCGTGCGCCCTGACTGGCCCCGCGAACGTATAGGCCCGCCCCGGAGAAACCGTCATCAACGTCAGCGCAGGCAGATCCTCCCCCTGAACGCGGGACACAGGATTGACCCGGTTTCCGATAAGCACCGACAGTCCGCCATCATCCAGCAGGCGAGCGATAAGGTCTGCTTCCATTTATCGCCCTTTCGGAGCCTTCGCGGCGGCATTCGTCACTTCGATGCCCAGCGTTGCGCCGATCAGGTCCAGCGCCGTCATGCGCTGCGATTCCCACGCTGGGCGCATGAATGGCTGCGCTGGAGAAAACCACGTCCCAAACTCCTGCGTAATCGCCTGCGGATGCTGGCCGGGGCCGACATGCATTTCCAGCGGAGCCACTGCGCCGCGGTCGCCGCGCTGTGACGGCGCTAGGGTTGGCAACACATCAATACTTTCGCGCAGATCTCCTTCATCGACCGGCGCCATGGATCGAGCCGATTTAGCGATCGGCTCGCCCCCGGCACGCAAAGCCTTAAAGCCGATGCGCCGGTTTTTCGGGACGTCACCGATCTGCGCCAGCGCCTGCTCCAACTCTTTCATGCCGGTGAGTTTGAAGGTTTCAACCATTACGCCGCCGCCCTGACCGCATTGATCTTCACGCCATCCCGGCCTATCGGCGCGACCGAGCGGATATCCCACAGGCCGCCGCCGAAGCTGATCCGGTCCGTCACGCTGATCGCGCGCGTCTTGCTATTCGCCAGAACTTCAAAGCTGGCGACTTGTGACGCCTGCGTCTGGGCGGCCTCCCGCTGCTCCGTGCCGTTGCCGTAAAAGACGGCGGCATATTCCCGGCAATATTCGCCCCAAGTCTCGAACGGCTCATTGTAAGGGTTGCGCGTGATGGTGGCGCGCTCGATGATGATACGCCTATCGCGGCGACCTGACCGGAGAGACCCAGATGCCATCACACCCTCCGGAAGCGATAATGATCGACAAGGAAATCGACATTGGGCGGTGGCAACGAAAAATCCCTGGTCGAAAACCAGTGATCGACGATCATGCGCGTTGCCTGTTTGACGTCATCCGGCGACGCATCCTCGACATACCCGATGCTTGCCGTAACCGTGAGCGCCCCCACGGCTGCGACATTGGCGGGCCAGTCCGTCCCCATCGCTGGACTGAGCCATATCCATCCATCTCGCTCGTTTGCGCGGGCTCCATCAATAATCTGCGTGGTGCCTTCCGTGTCCAGATATGTGACGCCGATGGTTGCCAGATCAACGGGGATGCGCGGGATGCGGATTTTCGCTGGAAGGCCGTCGAACAAAAACGATTCCTCCCGCTCGCGGCTGACCACGCCATAGGTGCTTTCGATATGGCGCGCCGCCGCATCGATCATCCGTTCGATGACGGCGTCTTCGTCGCCGCCATCGACGCGCAGATATGCCTTCGCATCTTCCAGCGAAATCGCACCGGCCATTGCTATACCCCAATTGCGGAAAAGAGGAGCGGGCCGGATGGCCGGCCCGCTGCCGTTCAGGCCTGGTTGGCCTGCGGGTTGTCGTGACCGGCGCCTTTAAGCACGACCGCTGCGATCGGCGTTCCGGTGCCATGCGTGCCGCTGAAATCCGCCAGCAACTTCAGATAGCGTTTGCCGCCCTTGTAGCCGAAGCGATAAGCGGCAGCGGCAGCATGGGCGCTGGTCAGCGCCTTGATGATGCCGCCGGTGCCGACGGAGGCCGCACCCAGCACATCGCCGATATCGACAGCGTCATAGGTTACGTCGTCGTCGGAATGGGTGAGCTTGAACTCGATCTTGTTGGTGCCGCTGAACGTGATGCCGCCAATGCCCACCATCAAGAGGATTTCAGCGCCATCGTAGCCAATCAGATCGATGGCTGCGGGGGTGTTGTCGGCGTCCAGCACGGCTGCGCCAATCGCGACGGCCGCGAGCAGCGCGGAATGAATGTCCTTCATGGAAAGTCTCCAGGAGAGAGGTATGGCCACCGCCAGGGTCGACGGCGGCCGGTCAATCGATCGGGGCGCGCCCGATCAGGCCGAGCACTTCAACAGCTTGATCGCCTCGAAGTTGGTGACGCCGCCACCCACGCGCTTGGTCGCATAGAACTGGACGAAAGGCTTATTGGTGTAGGGATCGCGCAGGATACGCACGCCGATGCGATCGGCGATGGTATAGGCGCGCTTCCAGTCAGCGACGGCCACGGGGAATTTGTTCGCGCCCAGCGTATCCATATAGTCGTCAGTATAAACGGGCTTGCCCAGGATCGTTCCGACCTGATCGCTCGTGGACGGCGGAGCCCAGAGATAATTGCCCTGTCCGTCCTTCCATTTGCGAATTTCTGCCATGACGGCATCGGAAGTGAGGAACGCCGCGCCATTGCGGTAGCCCTGCTTGAGTGCGAAGAGCAGGTCGATCAGGGCATCGCCGGGATCGGTTCCGGCAAACGCCGCGGCTGCACCGGTCTTGACGAACCCAATCTTGCCCCAGGCATAGGAAGCGTTCGCAATGGTATCATAGGCAAGAACACCACGCGGCTTGTTCTTGCCATTGCCGGTGATGAATGCTTCGCTTTCGGCTTCCCCAAACTCGATTGAGATTTCTTCGGCCAACCAACCCGCGACGTCGAACCGTGCATCGTCGAGCAGCTGCTGGGTCGCGGCCGGATTGGCATAGACCTCGCCCGAGGGTAGCGCCAGCTCGCGCAGCGTGGGCGTGCTGGTGCCGGGACGACCATCTTCTTCGCCGACCCAACCGGACGTCGCACCCCCCAGACTGACCAGTTTCTTGTAGGTCTGGCCTGAAATCTGCACGACACGGGCAAGCTGCCGCATCACCGACATTGTGCCGAGCACACGGTCAATACCCTGTTCCCAATCGACAGGCACGACATAACCGCCGTCCGGATCGGACTGTGTGGTCAGGGCAGCGTTGACCGACAGCTCGCCAAGGTCGGCGTCGACGTTGCCGCGACGAAACCAGGTGGCAAAGGCATCGCGGTGTGAGCGCTGAGCGGCGTTGAGCCCATCGCCTGCGCCGCCGCCCAACTGGGCCGCAGTCAGTGCCGCCGACAGACGATCGATTTCGGCGTTGATCGGCTCGATCAGCGCGTTGGCCTCGTCCTGCGTGAGGCGGCCAGCAATGGCTTCCTCATGCTTGGCCCGCATGGCTTCGACAGCGGCATTGATCTGCGCGATCATGACGACGGGATTGTCGGCATCGGCGCGCGGCGCCGCGAATACGGCGCGGGGCTTGGATGCGACAACGGTCGCGCCCGCCGCCAACAGGGCGGCGCGGTGGATATTCTTCATGACAGGTCTCCGGTTAAGAGAGGGTGGCAAGGAGCCCGGACAGGGCCTCAGTCATCTTGCGGCCATCAGCGCCCGGCGTGATGTCCTGGTCAGAGGCAGCGCCTGGCGTGCCCTTGAGATTGCGGATACGGGCGCGCGCCTGTGTGCGCGTCATGCCCGATGCTACGAGGGCCAGTTCCATGGCCCTGAGTTCATTGATGGACCGATCTTCCGCCTGTGCGTCTTCATCGGTCGTGAGCTGGTCGGCGGGCAGGAGAGCGTCGGCAAAGCCGCGATCCACTGCAACGCTGCCGGACATGAACGTCTCGCCATCCATCCATTTGACGATCTGCTCCCGCTCGCCCCCGGACCGCGCGGCATAAACATCTGCCATGGCGCCGTCGAACGGCTCCAGCCATTCAGCGGTTTCGGCCATGTCGTGCCGGTTGCCGACCGCAATGACCCAGCAATTATGGATCATCAGGAAGCTCGCCGCGCCGATCTCGATCCGGTCGCCCGCCATGGCGATGATCGATGCGGCGGACGCCGCCATACCCATCACCTTTACTGTGATGGACTTGGGATGCTCCCGAAGGACATTATAGACAGCGATACCCTCGAACATGTCGCCGCCATAGCTGTTGATATGCACTTCGACGTCGCGGTCGCCGATGGCGCGCAGCTGTGCCTGGACCTTCTTCGCGGTCACGCCGCCCCCGGTCCAGTAATCCTCCCCGATGCTGTCGAACATGGTGATGACATTGTCGCCCTGCATCACGGCCCGCACGCCGGCGGCGGTATCGCCATGGCGATCCAGCACATTGGCAGGCGTGAATGCCTGCAATTTGCGGTCGGCGGGCAGGGGCAGCGCGCCAGGGCGCGCACTGGCGAACACGCGCGGCGCGTTACGCATCGTCATCATCGTCGTCCTTCTGCGTTGGGCCGCTGGCCTTTCCGGCCGTGTTCGGCGGGGGATAGTAGATGTCACCGCCCTCGCGCGGGTTCATGTCTTCCAGCGCGCGGACCTCATTGGGGGACATCCATCCCCACTGAAGCGCCTGCACATAGGCGGCGTTGCGCGTCTTGATGTCTGTTCGCACCATGGCGGCGCGATTGAAGCGGGCATAGATCCTGGGATCGGAGATCATTGCGCCGATCTCTTCTTCCCACATGACCAGGTGGTCATCCAGCGTATAGGCGCCGAACCCATCCGACTTCTGCTGAAGGCCGGTCCCCCAGTTCGAATCGCTCCCGCTATTGTCGCCGATCATTGACGGCGGGACGCCGAAAAACATGCAGATCTCTGACCGGGACAATTTCTGCGCCTCAATCCACTGCAAGTCGGTCGGGCTGAGTGAGATGGTTTCCCATTTCAACCCTTCTTCCAGCAACAGCACGCCGCCGTCTCGTTCGCCACCTGCCCGGAACTCATCCAGCGACCGCTGAAGGTTATTATAGGCATTGTCGCTCAGCTTCTTGCCATCGGGCATGGACACCGCGCCGGACGGACGGGCGCCATTTTTGAACGTGCCGGCGACCTGACGGTCCCGCGCCCGCGCCTGCCCGATCGTCTCGCGTGCAAAGGTAAGAGGACTGACCCCGCAATAGCCGTTCAGCGTCAGGCCATAGAGGTGGAACATTTCCGACTGGGGAACCGTGATCCGGCTCCCGTTGCGGCGCACCACGTCATATTCCAGTTCCAGATTGTCGAGCTGACGCACTGTCACGCGATCGGGATGAAGCGGGACAAGTTCGCGCACCTCGCCCCGCGAAACCGATTTCAGCGCGTAGCCGTTGCCGCGCAGCAACACATGGGCCTGCAACATGCGCTTGAATTGGGCAGGCCGCTGCCAGCGATTGGGTCGGCGGCGCATCAATTCCCACATCGCCGTATCGGATGCCTCGACCCGCGTGCGGTCATCGACGCGGCGGTTTACATCCAGCGGCAAGGTGGCCACCTTGCCCGCAATCAGGCGAATGCATCCAAAAACTGCCCCGACGCGAAGGGCCGTTTCCGGCGTCACGACTTCACCCGTGGCCGTCGGTTCGCCCCGAAGCGCGGCTTCCAGTTCTGCCGGCGACGTAATGACGATGCCGCCGTCAGGAATGGCAGACGCACGCGGACTTCCCGCCTCCGGCGCACGCCCGAGAAGGATGTCCCAAAAGCTCATTCCATATCCTCAAAGAATGCGCGCGCCGCGCTGGTCATAGACCGATGGTCCGTTGGCCGCCGGATTGCTTTCCAACAGCTTGGTCGCGTTCAATCCCGCGATCAGCGGATCGATCTTCGCCTTGCCCGCGGCCTGTTTCGTGATCAGCACGGCATTGCCTCTTTGCTCCGCCTTGGCATTGCCGACACACCAGTTGATGAGCGGCGAACCGCAATGGACGGCCATGCGGTGCTTCAGTTTGCGCTCCAGCGACCAGACGGCGGAAGCGAGGCGAAAGCCCTGGCTGACGCCGACGACTTGCGGATGGACCATGCCGATATCGGCAAGCGAATCGACCAGCGCACCGACGCCTTGCGGGTCCAGACCCACCGCTCCCTGATCCGGGAAAAGACCCGCCTCCTTCACCCGTTTGATAATGGCGACGATGTCGGCGATATCCTGTTCTTCCGCCAGGAGCTCTGGCGGCGGCTCGTGCATATCTTCATCATCGAGCGGCGGTCCGCCATTATGGCCGATGATGAGCAGGTCGCCATCCTTCTCGAAATCCAGCAGGCGCGGCGCGATTTCCTTGCGCTTCAGCACATCTGGCTGAGCCCATGCGCGAAACCAGTAGAGCCAGCGCTTCGTTTCCCGCTCCCGTCCCGCGATGCACAGCGCGAACAGATCGTCCAGACCGCCGCCGTCGATGCCCGCCACAACAACCTCGCAGCGCGCCAGCAGCTCGTCGAGCGTAAGCGCCGTATCGGCGCATTGCTCCCAATAGTCCGTTCCACGCCAGCGGTCGGTATGGAGCGCCAGGCCGATCTGCACATTGAGATGCTGGGATGCCCAGCGACGCTCCTCTTCCTCGCCCTTGTCCCGCGCCTGTTCATATTCTTCGACTAGGCGCTCTATCGTGATCGACAGGCCCAGATTCGGCAGCACCATGTGCCAGTTTGCGGGATCGCGCCAAGGCTTCGCCGGATCGGCCTGCATGGTCTCCGGGAACTCATAGAGCATCGGCAGCACGCGGGCATTCGATACTCGCCCGTCGCGCACGGCGCGGGCATAATCCAGCTCCAGCTTGAACACGCCCGCTGGCGGTTCGTCGCTCTGCGTCGTGATGACGACCAGGAACGCTTCCGGGTTGGCGATCATGCCGCCGCGCAGCTGGCCGATAACCCGCTGTGCATAGCTGATCGATCCCATCAGGTGCAGCTCGTCGATCAGCACCATCACCGGCTTTGATCCGGTGGCGACCTTCATGTCGAAGGTTTTGATCTTCAGCTTCGCCTTCGTGACCCGGTCGAAGATCGTCTTCAGATGTTCCTGCACATGGAACCGCTGTTTCAGATACGGGTCCGCATCGATCATGCCGGACGCCTGCTGGAACGCAGTATCCGCAATTTCCTGTGTCGGTCCGACCAGCACGAATTCAGCGCGAGGCCGTTCATTCATCAGCAGCGCAGTGACACCGATTGCCGCGCCGTTCGTGGTCTTGGCGTTCTTCTTCGGCACTTGGACGAAGACTTCACGGACCATCCGCTGGCCATCGACCATAGACCCGAAGATGGCGCGCACGATATCCCGCGCCCATTCGCCTGCCGCTTCCTCCATCGTCGGCTGCCCCGGCACGTCCGGCAGGTGCAGCTTGTTGAAGATGGCAACCGCCCGCCCGGCTTCCTCATCGTCCAGCGGCAGGTCCGGCAACAGGGAACGCCCCTCGCTCAGACGCTCCGCCCAGTCTGGACAGGCAAAGTCCCAGCTCAGTGCTTCAGCAGGCTGCCCCATTCGTTCCCTTTATGTGCATCCTGTGCATCGGCGACGGCCTGAGCCTTCTTGCCGAGCTTTGGCGCCTTCGCCGGTTTTGCAGGACGCGCGATGGTGCCGGTCGCCAGGTCGTGACGGTCGAGCCGTTTCCAGAGCTTGTCGACGGCGGACACATTACCCTTGTCGACCTCCGTCAGGAGCGAGGCGAGCAGCTTGCCTTCCAGCCGCTGGCGCGCTTCGAGCCGAGAACGCAGTTCACGAAAATAATACTTCCGCAACGTCGGCGGCGTGATCGAAAGGGCGGCAGCTATCTGCTCCTCGTTTTTATCGAACGCCGCCAACACCATGACTTTCCTACGGTTTTCGTCCGTAGGCACATGCGGCGGTCGCCCGCGCTTGCCCCAACCCTCGGGGATGGGATCGCCCAAGAGGTCAAAATCCCATTCCGACATGAAAAAAATCTCCGCGTGAGAGGGGCGGCGGTGATGGTGGCCTTACCCCTCCAGACTTTTGACCCACCCCCCCCTTGACGATGAAGGTGGCGGGCTCCCACCGCCTGCCCGACGTTGGAGCGCCGGTCTGCCGTCTGCCGCCCTCGGGCTGGGCCTACTCACCGCCGGACGTTGGAGCGCCCACCTTCCACGGCTTTCGCATGAATATCTTCAGGCCCGACCCTGCGCCCGCGCCGCCCGCGCCTTCGCGGTCTTGCGCTGATGTTCGGAGTTGGTCAGCCATTCCGTATTGGCCGGATCGAGATCCGCGCCGCCATCCTTCCGCTCGACCTTGTGATCGAGGATCATCCGCTCACCCGGCTTTGCCCGCTGGCGAGCCAGTTGATAATCGGGATCGCGCTTGCGATCAGCCACCAACCCACGCCATGCGGGCGAAGAGTAGAACCCTTCGACCACCTTGGGCGCGGCCCTCACCTTCGCGGGCATCCTGCCGAGGCGGGAGCCAAGAGATTTGAGCCTGCCCATCGAATGCGCCCACAAATGACAACGCCCCGCAAGGCAAGGGCCAGACGGGACGTTGTCAGGTTTAGGAGAGGATGCTCTGAACAGCCATAAGCCTGCCCCAAGCGTAGATATCTATAGGCCGAAACAGGGGGAGAAGTGGACAAACATTATTATCGAACCGTAACTTAAAGTGTTTGACATGCGGTAGGCCGCAGCAATCCTTGGTTTGCGGCTTTGACAACCTGATGCATCGCCCGATCATAACGCTTGCGAAGCCCGTGCGCGCCCAGCTTGATCCCCATCGGCTTGCGTAATCGCATCCACGGCACCCGCTTTTCGCCCCGCGCGAGCGCGCCAATGGCGAGCGCGATCAACCGCCGATCCTCCGCCTTGGCCGCCATCACCCAGGCGAAGGCTTCCTCCATCATTGCGATATCATTGCGCGTGGCGGGCAGGGGGCGCAGCGGAATGTCGGAACTGTTGCCAAGATAACCGCGCGCGTCATAGTCGCCGGGCTCGGGTTCGCCGACAATGTCCGGCCAACTGGCCTTGACCCGCAGCCATCCCGCTTCCCTGTCCGACAGCCGCCGCATCACCAGCATCGCCTCGACAAGCCGCTCCTCCACATCGGCAAAACTATACATCCTCCCTTCCTCCCTCTCTTGGGAGGGAGATATGGGAGGAAGAATAGTAATAACATCAATAGGTTGTTCGTCGTGTGGGAGCATGGGAGGATTATCCTAAGAAGTTCGCGCGCGCCTGCGCGCATGTGTTACGCGCGCCCGTGCACGCACCCGTGGGATTTGCTCGATTTCCCTCCCAAACTCCCGCAAGCTCCCAAACTCGCGGAAAACTGCGAAAAATGAGGATCAACGACCCTCCCGCAGTTGGGAGAGAGGGAGGATCATGGCGGCAAATCGTCGTCGTCTAAGCTCGACGGAGGCATGGCCGAGGGGGGAATGGGGGGCGCGCCGTCCGTCGGCGGAGCACCGGCAGGCGCGCCAGCGGACGGCTTGTCGACGTGGCGCGGCGGCGGCAGATCGCGCTCGACCGGCTTGCCGCCTTCGTCAAGGAAATCGTAGCGGTCGAAGCGCAGGACGATATCCTGCCACTTCATCGTGCTGGACTTGTTGATGCGGAAGCTCTTGCGCTCCATTTCCTGCCGCAGCTTCTTGGTCGACCACGCCTTGCCGGTCTGGGGCAGGTTGCCCGACCATGTCTGCCACGCGACGAACAGCTCGTGCAGCGCGGTGGAACCGACCATGCTGCCGGGATCGCGCGCGACGCACATGGCCAGGAACTGGCCGAGCAGGTCGTTGTCTTCATGATAAGCCTGCGTCGCCTCGACCATCGCCTCTGGCATGGTGAGCCCGTCGGTCAGATAGGCGAGCGCGCCTTGGATCATCTGGTTGAGAATGCCCGACATTTCGTCGCGCAACTTCGCCTTCAGCAAGGGGTCCTGCTGATCCTTGGGGATGATGATGGTCCACGGCACCACCTGCATACGCCGTCGGATGCCGAAATCGGTCCCGATGCGCGGCAGATTGTTCGCCATGACCGTGTTGGTGAAGGTGATGAGCAGTTCGAAGGCGGGGCCGTATAGCTCGCGCACGCCGCCGATAGGCTCGTCGGACGTGAGCGATTTGACGAGCCCGTCGGAGAATTTCGAATTATCCTCCGGCTCATTGGCATAGACCATGCGGCGGCCCGCAAGGGCGGCAAGGTGCGGCGAAGGACCGCCGCCATTGCGCTTGAAGCCGCTGTCCATGAACGTCTCGATGCCCGTTGCCCAGGCATAGTCGCCAAGGATATGTGCATGCGTCTGGACCCATACGCCCTTGCCGTTCGATCCTTCGCCATAGAACAGGGCCATGACCTGCGCGTCGGCGATGCCCAGCGCATTATAGCCCGACCAGCTTTTCAGCCATTCGCGCATATCGTCGGCGGGCTGGACCTTCTGTAGGAAGGCGTTGAATTGCGGACAGCCAGCGGTCGGGTCGTAGATCGCGCGCGCGATCTTCGTGATCCTGTCCTCGCGCCGATGCTCGCGCAGCTCGACGCGCGCGGGCTCGCCGCCACCAGGCCGGTGGAAGATCAGCGTCCCGTTCTGGACGTTGAGCGCCAGCGGATCGGCGTCGAAATCCTCCGGCCGGGCCGACAGACGCGGCGGGGCGAGCTTTCGCAGACACTCGATATGACCGGAACTTTCCGATGTGCGGCCCCATGCCGCCAGCTTGTCGGAATAGAGCACGATGTCGCCATTGCTCTTGATCTGATGGATATAGTCGTGGCGCGGCCCGTCATGCCGCGTTTGCCGGGCCAGATGGCGCTGGAGATACCATTGCGAGCTTCGCCGCGCCTGACGCTTCGCCTCCGCTTTCAGGAAAGCCTTCTCAGCCGCGCCGGGATCATCACTCTCCGCCGTATCCTCATCCGGATTGACGTCTTCGCACCCTTCGTCGGGATCGGGCAGGTCGCCTTCCTCGGGCGGGAACGGCACGCCGCTCGCGCGGATGAAATCGGCTTCCTCCTGGATCAACCGCACCATCTTCTGCGCGGCGATCCCGAACAGCGCGTCGGCCATGCTGCGGTTCCAGCGGGTCTTGTCCCACGCGATATAGCCCGGTGACGATGAGCTTTCCGCCCACGCCGCCACGCACAGGAAATCGGCGCCATAACGGGCAAGGAAGCGTTCGAGATTGCCCAGGTCCGTCATCGGGTAGTGCGCGCACTTCAGCGTCAGGGCCGGGTCTATGGCGTCCCCGTCCCCCCTTTTCTCGTTTTGACGCGCTTCCCCTCCCTCTTGGGAGCTTGGCTCGCCATAATCAGTCGAACGGAGAGGGGCGGAGGCCGGAGGGGAAGCGGCGCGGGAAGATCGATGCGGACGCTCCGCGCGCTGGCGCGCGCGCGTCGCGACGTTGGTCAGGTCGCGGGGAGTGTCCTCCCCGGCGGTCCAGCCGCTGTCGATGGTGGCGATAAGCTGGCGATCATCATCGTCGCCGGGATTGTCGCGCGCTGCCGCCTCGATCGCGGAGCGGGCGAAACGGGCGTCCACGGCGGGGAAGGGCTTCGACGCAACCAGCGTGGCGATGTTGAACGCGCTCCCATTAAGCTGGGCATTCCGGGCGCCGCTCGGGGCAGACCGGATCAGGCGGCATTCCTCCTCCAGCGCGGAGAGCCCGTATTTGCGGATGGCGTCATATTCGGCCTGGCTGGCATCGGCCGGGCGGGAGGGCGCGCTGTCACCCCGCGGCGTCGCTGGCGAGGATGGCGCACGCCCGGCCGATGTCTTCTTCCCCTTCGATCGCAATATCCCGACCAGCGGGGCCGGTGCATCGACCGGATCGTCATGCCGGTTCGACAGCCAGTCATAGCGACCCTCGCTGCCGTCATCGTGATAGAGGACGCTCGGCGGAGCGATCACATAGCCGCCAAGCCCCCGCACATCGACATGTCGGGGCAGGTTTCCGCGATTGCGGATCGGTTCGCCTCCGTCGGATGGCTGCAACAGATAGACATGGACGCCGCCGCTCTGCGTCGTCGCTGTCAGACTGCGGGGCAGGTCGCATCCCATCTGCTCGACCAGCGCCGCCTTCATGCCGTCGAGCGTGAAGATCTCGCCCGTCTCCTCATCGATCCGGGGATCGAAATCGAGCGCGAACAGGCCGTTATGCCCCATGGCGAGGCCGATCATCGCGTTGGGCCACCGGCGCCACCAGCCCTTGATGACAGCCTCGTCGATCGTGGCGTCCTTGACGCCGCTACCGCCATAGGGGGCTTTGGCCTTGAGTTCGCGCTTCCTGCCGCCGAACGTCTCGACGATCTCGGTCTTTTCCCGGCATGGGAAGACCGGCCAACCCCGGCGCGCATAGGAAAGCGCGGCTTGTCCAAGCGGCGAAAGAAGAGCGGCGGATTGGCTCACGGTCAGAAAATTCCCCCCGGCACGAGCGTTCGCGCCCCCGGTCTATCGGTCATGGCATGGCGTCGCGCGGGTCGATCCGCCCGGCGTCTAGAATGGCACTTCGTCATCCAGCGGCGGCGATCCGCCGGCGGCGCGATCCTTGCCCGATTCCTCGCGGCTGGCGGTTTCGCCCTGGCGGCTGTCCATCAGCTTGAGGTCGCCGCCGAACTTCGGCACAACGATCTCGCTGACCTTGCGCTCAACATTGTCGCGGTCCGTATAGCGCCGGTATCGGATCGCCCCCTCGACATAGACCGCGCTGCCCTTGCGTAGATAGGACATGGCCGTCTTGCCCAGCGCTTCGTTGAAGATGACGACGCTATGCCACTCGGTAGATTCCCTGCGCTGGCCGTCGGCGGCCTTCCATCGCTCGGTCGTCGCGACGCGCAGGCTGACGATCGCGCCGCCCTGCTGCATTTCGCGGCGCACCGGATCTTCGCCCAGAAAGCCGAGAAGCTGCGCCTTGTTGATGCAGGCCGTCATGGGCGCCACCCCGGCTGCGCTTCGATCAGATCGGCGGTTTTCGTGAGACAATCGGCAAAATGCCGCAGCCGTCCGGTCGACATGGCGACATGCACAGCGCTGGTGCCGATCCGCAGGACGATGACGGCATGGGTCAGCATCGCGCCCTTGCCTAAGGCGCAATACATGGTTTCGTCCGCCGGCAGGCTGGGCACCCGCGCATCGCCCTGCGAAAAGGGAATGAACTCGATTCGCGCGGGTGGTTCGTCGCCTCGCGTCTCCTGCAGCAACGACCAGTCGACCTGATAATCGCCGTTCCGGTCGCGCGCATGTTTGAATGGCCTCACCACTTCCTCCCCTTGCCGATGTTCCAGTCCGCAATGGCCGTCGCATCATCGCGACACGCATCTTCAGATTCCGGCCCAGCCGCGCCGCAGCCTGGGCATTGCACCCATGTTGCCACGGCACCCTCCGCGATTCTGCGGGACCGCACGCCGGGCATCCGCCCGCAGCGGCAGCGACGGGGCCTCATGCCGCCTCTCCCATGTCCAGCAGGGAGAAGAGATCGCCCGTCGCGCGGCCTGCATCCTGCTCGCGCAGCAGACTGACGCCATCGGCGAAATAGCCGGGATTTAGCTCCGTCGCGGACCCGCGCCGTCCATGCTTCACGGCGCGCAGCGGCACCGTCATCAGGCCGCCGAATGGGTCGTATACGAGGTCACCGGGATTGCTCCAGTTGAGGATCGCGCGATCCACGATATCGAAAGGCAGGGGGCACAGATGCTGCTCGCGGCCCTTGGCCGACTGCATCGTGTTCGCGCCATACATGCGCGCGACATCGGTCCAGACGGCGGGGTGCCAGCTTTGCACCGGCATCAGCGCAAAATCGGTGGGAAGCGACCAGCGCGCTTCCATCGCTTCCATCAGCGCGACATGCCCCTCATGATCATAGACCGTGGCCCACGACCATGCCCGCACCCGCTGATAGACGCTGTCCCAAGGCAGGCCCACCAGATCTTCCGGGAGCAGCGTGCGGTTCCCGTCCGACCGCCAGTAACCGGCGGCGTCCGTCTGCCAGCGCGCCCGCGAATAGCCGGTGCCCGGAACCGGCTTCGCCGCCATGGCCCGCACCAGACCGTCATTCCACGGCTCCGGCTCGGCAACGGCCTCGCCCGTCTCGTCGATGCGGACGACGCTCGGCTTGCCCTTCGCCACGGGCACATCGGCGTAGCCATTGCTCCGGTCGGTCGGCGGCTTGCGGAACAGTAGCAGATATTCCGGCAGGCCGACGCCCATGCCGCTGGCATCCTTGCATTGCTCGGTCCAGCCCAGCCGGTAGGTGCCTGCATTTTCGCGCACGACGTCGGTGACGATCGTCACCATGCCCAGATAGGCAAAGCCGTGGCGCCGATAATGCTCGATGCACTGCGCGTGAAACGGATCGATGGTGCGAAAGCCAAGGCCGGTCATGCCGCTCGGCACGACGCGATCCTTCACATGGACGGCAAGACGGCGGCCCGGCTCCAGCACGCGCAGCAGCTCCGGCGTCAGATAGTCCATCTGCGCGAAGAAATGCGTGGCATCGTCGGTATGCCCGAAATCATTATAGCTGGGCGAATATTCATATTGCGTCCCGAACGGCACGCTGGTGACGATCAGGCCGACGCTCTCGCTTTCCATCTGCGCCGTCTGCAACACCGTGTCGCCTTCCCACACTTTCCAGTCGGGCCCTTGGGCGCATTCCAGCGCGGGCTTGGCGGTCACGGTGCGCGCCAGCACATCGCGCGCGCCGGTCAGGCCAAGGCCATAGGTCCGGATGATCTCGCTCATCCGCGCGGTCATCAGCTTATGGCGCGCCCATTTCTCCTCCAGGCTGCGCCGCACGGCGCGTTCCGCCTCCGAATAGATGAGGTCGATCCGCACCTGCTGCGTCTGGAGAAATCTCTGGATGCGGTGGATGGCCTGGATGAAGTCGTTGAACTTGAAGCCGATCCCCAGGAATATCGCCCAGTGGCAATGCCGCTGGAAATTGCAGCCCGATCCCGCCAACACGGGCTTGGCCGCCAGCTCCTGCACATCGCCGTCGGAAAAGGCGACGATCCTGCGCTCGCGTTCGTCGAGCGGCAGCGCGCCATAGATCGAGGCGACGCCGGGCACGGCCCGCTCGATCGCTTCGCGCTCCCTTTCAAGGTCATGCCACAAGATGCGATGCGCGGCGGGATCTTCCGCCCGCAACTCCATCATCTTGCCGATACGGCCGTCCAGGCTCTCCCGCTTTTCGCGCGATGCGTCGACAATGCCGATGGCGTCCTTCTTGAGCAGCAATCGCTGGCCGCCCTTATCCTCTCCCGCCGCGCTGTGATCGGACGCCACCTCATGCCAGCGCACGTCCAGATCGGGCAGTTCATAGCCCTCGTCGGAAAAGCCCAGATCGCTCGGCCGCTGGACGAACGCGGCCCAGCTATTCACCCACAGCCAGAACTCATCCTCCTTGTGCGGATGGATGGTCAGTTCGTCGGCCTTCTCGCTGTTACGCTTGAAGAACCGGGTCTTGGCCTGCCCCACATCCATGATTTCGAGGAAAGCGGCATAGGCCAGCAGTTCGATATACTCATTCGGGGACGGGGTCGCAGTTGCCACGAACTTATACTGCATCCCGTCGAACAGGCGCATGAACTCGCGGAAGGTCTTGGTCCCGCCGAACCCGCGCAGGCAGGACGCCTCGTCCAGCGACGCCGCGTTGAACAGCGAAAGGTCGATCTTCCCCTCGCGGACAGATTCATAGTTGGTGAGATACAGCGCGCCGCCGGGTCGGGCGGCATGGGGCACGATATCGGCTGTGCTGCGGATGAAGATCGGCTCCATGCCCAGCAGGGCGGCGTCGCGCTTGAACTCGATCAGCACGGTGAGCGGCACGACGATCAGTTGCCGCCCGCCGAGCTGGCGGCCAAGCTGGCGCATGATCTCCAACTGCATCAGCGATTTGCCGAGGCCGAATGCCGCGAAGATCGCGCGGCGACCGCCCTCGACGGCCCAGCGGACCAGCTCTGCCTGATGCGGCTTCAGGACGGGATGAAGATCGTTCGCCGCGACCGGCAGGCCCAGCGGCGGCAGAGTGATGATCTTGGCGCGGATGAAATCGAGATAATCCAGCGGCTGCGCCGCCGTGCTGGCTTTGAGCGCGGTCGAATGCCTCATGCCGCGATCTCCGCCAACTGACTGGGAAGGGTCGGTCGCCCGACCTTCAAGTTAGGGTTGAAAACCCTGAAGCCTGATGCCCGCACGATTTGCAGGGTATCCTTGAATGCATCGACGCCAGCAGCCTCGGTGAACGACCAGCCCCCCAACGAACGCAGTAGATCGACCAGTCGAACCACGTCGCCGATCTCGTGATCGACGGCCATCAGGTTATATCCAGTCGGAAGGTGATGCACGATCCATACCACCGCGCCGGTTTCGACATTCAGGCCCCAGTCGAGGCCGAACGGTTCCGAAATCCAGCCGGGCAGGGGCATCTTGCCCGACGGCGTGGCGATCATGATGACACCAGATTGCCATTCGCTCATGCTGCCAACCCCTTCTCAGGATTGGCTCCGTCGCCATGCTTCAACGCGTCGACCACGAACGCCCACAGATTGTCCGGCGATAGCTGGAACCGATCGAAGGACTGGTCGAACTCGCGGCCGTGCATGATCAATGAACTGGCGTGAACGGTCCCCTCATGGAGCTTTTCCAGCAGCGTCACGACGATGCCGCTATTCGGCGTCTCATGATATTCCAGTTGCTCCATGGAATAGCTTTGGCCGGGGCCATAGACCTCATTGCCGCCAGGCCAGACCATGACCCGTTCCGCCACATAGGACAGGCGGCCACCCTTCTCGCCGCGTGGGCCGTCATGGGAAATCCGGTCATGATTGCCATCCGGCGACGCCACGACCGTATAGCGCCGGTTGACCTGCTGGCCGATCAGCACAGTGCTGCGAAAGCTGAACCGATGATTATGGATCGCGGACCATTGATAGCAGGACCGGCGCGGCAGATCGGGATGCCACACGTGCAACCGGCGGTTTGCGGGCAGCTTCACCTGAATGAAACCCAGGCCATGCAGGCTGATCTGCTCAGCGGTAGGAGTAAAATCCTTCATGCCGCCAGCCTTTCCAGCACCTTCAGCACCGGATTATGGTCATAGACCCCCAGCATTCGCGCCATGCGGCTCGCGTTGGGCGCGACGCCTTCCGCGAGCAGCGAACGCACCTGCGGCGTCAGTTCGCGGATCAGCGCGGCGCGCGCCGTGCAGCGCAGGTCCTGCGGCTTCTTCTGAGGCGGCAATACACCTTTGACCGCCAGTATCCCCGGCGCGGCCTGTCCCGGCAGCGGGCGTCCGGTGCGCCGCGCGACATAGCTGAAATTCTCGCTTCCCGCGCCATGCTGGCGGCGCCGGCGGAACAGATGGACATGCCCTGCCGCCGCCAGATCGCGCATCCGCTTCGCAACGGCGCATTCGACCGGCAGGAAGGTGGCGCGCGCATAGACCAGTTCTTCGCCCTCGGCGGCGGTTTTCAGCCAGTTGGTGACGACGCTGTCTCGCACGATCATGCCGCGATCCTCCGTCCACCGCTGCGAACCTGCCGCAGATGATCGAGACCCGCGGCAATCGCCGCCTGCATCGCCGTGGCCGTGCTTTCATCCAGGCACAGCGCCATGCCGCAACCCGTCAGCACGAAGCCCTGCGGGAAGCGGCTGTCCGCGATCGGGTGGAACAGCCGACCAGGCGGCAGATGTCCGCCCAGCGCGCCCAGCGGCGGCAGGGCCGGGGCACGATCTTCGGAAGGTGCCGGAACCGCAGCCATATTGGGGGTCTGCTGTGACTCCGGCGCCTCCCCATCCACGCCAGGGGCGCTTTGCGTGGATGTTTCCTTATTCTTTTCCAGCCCCTCCGGCTCCGGCTGGCCGAACATCTTCGGGAGCACCGCGCCATCCGTCGCGGCGGCCAGCGCCATCGCGAAATCCTCTTCGGGCAGAACTTCGCCCGCAAGGATGCGTTCGATCGCCGTGCCGCTGTTCAGCGGATGGGTGCCCGCCTTGGGCAGGGCCACCTGATCCCGATGATCCATGATCCATGACGCCAGCGCCAGCGCGCCCGCATTGCCCGGACGGCCCGTCCAACCCTGATGCTTCATCTGGCAGGCGCAGATGAGGTCGAGCGGCCCGCCCAGCGCGCCCCAGCCCTCTGGCACAACGGCTTCGATCGAAAAGGGACGAAATGCGGAAAAGTCGGTCATGACTGTCCTCCCTTGAGTTTATTGCTGAGCTTGAGGCGCAGTTGCGCCGACACGCGGTCCAGATCGTCGAGCGCATCGAGCGCGAACCGCGCCTCCCGCTCGTTGACTTCCTCGCCGTCCGGGCCGTGCGGGCACACCGCGTCGGCCACCGCGCGCGAAACGTCGCCGAACTCCGCCGCCATTTCAGCGACGGTCCGCATCATGCCGTCGGCATCGTCATCGCCCTGCGGTAGTGGCACGAACACGCCGCCCCGCCGGCGGCACAGCCAGTGGGTGACATGGGGCCATCCCGGCATGTCGACTGTCCGGTCCTCAAGATCGTCGATCAGGTCCAGCGTCGGAAATTCCGCAACATTGGGCAGGCCCATGTCGCTGATCTTCTGGCGACGAACGCCCGTCTCGCTGGACGCGGCATCCTGCCCGCCGAAACTCTTGACCAGCGCCTTGAACGCGGCCTTGCCCGATTGCTGGTCGGGGGTGAGAGCGAGGGACCGGCTCATCGGCCCAGCCCTCCGGGGGCACGGCAACGGATATCTGGACCCGGATGGTCCGCCATGCCCCCTTCGGCTATCGTGCGGTTGTCGAATCCAGCACGAAGGAACACTCCATTGAGCGATACCGCATCCGAAGCCGTCACCGCCTTCCACCTCGTTGCGGAAATCTTCCGCGAGCTGGATGCCCGCTTCGGTCCCGAATTCGGCGAAGCGGTCCAGGGGCGTGTGCAGCGCCGGATGCAGGATTTGCTGGATAGCGGGAACGACGTGGACACGGCCGACGGAGAGGCGCTCGCCGAGGGGTTGGATTGGCTCAAAACCATTCTTAAAGACCCCGTTTCGTAATCGTCGAAAGGGCTGCTTCCAATTCGCGAATGCGCCGGTCGCGCGCGGCATTGCGTTGCTTTTCCGTGCAAAGAGCGGAGCCAATGGCAAGGAAGGCGGCACGCAAGGCGGCCTCGCCCGCCGTTGGATCGCCTATCGTGGCGCAGGCATCCTCAATGTGCCGAAGTTCGACCCGCTGCGCCTTCGGCGACGGACTATCTTGATCGGCCTGGCCGGGGGCCAGCCGCATCGGCCGCGTAATAGGCAAAAAACGCCGTTCCATCACGCCGCCTCGCTTTCCGAGGCGGCAAAGTCGCCGATTTTGCCGGGTGACGATTGGCATTCCTCTTGATTATCAAGGGGCCAAGCGAGACCTTCCGCTTTCGCGGCAAGTTTCAGATGGGCCAACCGGGCAGGAGGAATGCCATTCTTGCGCCAACTATGGACGGTCGAAGTGGGCACATGGGTCAGTCGCGACACCTTTGTCGTGCCGCCCAATCCATCGATGATCAGGTTTGCTTCGTCGTTCATGCGCCGACCTATGCGATAATCGCACAGGAAAGGCAACAGGAATTATGCGATAATAGCAATTGCGATAATCGCATTGTATCGCAATGTCAGGGAATGGACCCTGAAGAAATCTTACAACTCCTTGATGTGCAAGATATGAGCCAGTCTGAGCTGGCCCGTCGCATCGGACTTGATCAGGACAAGCTCAACAAATCACTCAAGGGCAAGCGACGCCTCACCGTCCGGGAGATGGATGCAATCCGGGACGTTCTTTTTAAGGGGCAGTCCCAACACGTCATTCGCACGATCCCAGTTATTGGGCAGATTGCTGCTGGCAATTGGCGTGAGGCTTTGCAACATCCTGTTGATGCGGTGCCATTACCCGATCCCACGCTTCCATCGCGCGCTTTCGGGCTACGAGTGATGGGTGATTCCATGGACTTGCTAGTGGACGACGGCGCAACAATCATAGTCGATCCAGATGATCGAGTGCTTTTCGGTGACCGCTATTACGCTGTTTTGAATAGCGACGGGGAAGCCACCTTTAAGCAATTCAAAAGCGATCCTGCCCGGCTCGTCCCTTGTTCTTCAAACCCGATCCATCGCGAAATCCTGCTGAATGGCGAGCCGTTCGAAGTGATCGGGCGGATAATCTGGCGCGCTGCTCGGATGTGATCAATTCCAATACCTGTTGGTCTGTCAAACCCAGCAAACTTGCTCTAACCGATTTGCTTTCGATACCGCCTGGGACGATATCGTAATAGGCCCCATATTCATCGAACGTGCCCAGTCCGGCGGCGATGGCATCGCGCCGCGCTGAAGTCAGGCGCAACCTCCACACGCCCGCCGGTCGACCAAAGCTAACCACCCTATATGCATTGACCGTCTGCGACATACGCCGATTCGCCTCTCGTTCCTTCGGGGACAATTAGGAACAAAGGTTGAACAAATATCAATACAGCATGAGAACTATGCGATCATCGCATAGAATTCGATTGACAGCGATATTGCGATAATCGCATAAGCCTCTCGTTCCACAACGGGAGGCATCCATGTCCCATTACGAATTGAACGGCGAACTGCTCGCGGAGGCCCGTCAGGCTGAAGCGAACGCGCTCGCCTATATGATCGTTTCTCTTGTCGCGCTGGCGCTGGCCATCGCCCTCATCGCCTGGGCGATCTGGGCATGAGCGGGCATCTCACTTCGCTCGGCATGGCCGGACTGCATCTGGAAATGGTCACCGGCCATGTCGCCAGCCTCGCCGCCCGCGCGGCGCAGGACACGGCGCTGCTCGATCAATATTCCGAGGAACTGGATAACCAGTCCATCGCCCGCGACGCCTTCCGCGCCGAACTGGAGCGCGTCACCTGCCTGCCCGCCGACCTGATCGAGCGGAGGCTGTCGCTATGATCGTGATCGTCCACGGCCCGATGGCGTCGGGCAAAACCTTCCACAAACAGGCGTTCGCCAAGCTCTTCTGCTGCTCGCATATCGTCGATGATTGGCAACCGACCATCCACGAGACGCCCGACGACGGCCGCCTTGTGCTGACCAACTATGCGATGGACGAAATCCACCGTGCGCTCCGCCTTGATCGCCCGGACGCAGCTATCCGCATCATCGATATCAAGACGGCGCGCGCCGCCATCGGGTTCGAACCCTATGCGCCGGGGCGGACGGAAAGGGCGACGCTGTGAGGCCGCTGCTCAAGTGCCCTAACTGCGAACGCGCATGGTCGACCAAGGACTGCGCGGCGCGGGAAACCATCCTCTGCGATTGCGGCCATGGCCTTGTCGTTCCGGACGTTCGGTCAACGGCCATCGCCGCCGCGAGCAACGCGGCGGAGGCTGTCCATGACCTGCTGGCGTTCGCTCGCGAAGGCAACCAGCTTGGAAGCACGGCCTATTCCGTCTCGGTCGGCGAAAAACTGGCCGATGCCTTCCGCCTCGCGATCGATGCTCAGGGCGGGCCCGAGGACGATGACGAAGCCCAATTCTACAGCGCGGCTCTCAAATATCTCGACCCCGCCGCGCTGCTCACCCCCGAAGGAGAAAGACCATGACACTCGCCACCACGGCGGAAGAAGCCTTCGCGCGCTATGAAGCCGCGTTCAATGAGGACCGCCTGTTGCAGGGCAACTGGCATCAGGAACGGGACGGCCGCCAACTCGCCTGCGCGCTGGGCGTCATCGGCGATGAGGTCGATGGTCCGGCGAATTGCCCGGCCGCCATCATGCCACGCTGGCTGGCGCGCATGGTGCCGTGGTTCTTCGACCGCATGGACTTCGCCGATGCGCGGCAATGGGGCCTCGAATTTTATGCCGAGTTGAAGCGCCTCAACGGCAATGTGCCCTTTGAAGTCGTTTATCGCTGGCACGCCGAGCATGTGACCGTGCTGGCGATCGAGGTCAGCGAGCTGCGCGAACGCTCCCCCGAACCCCACCGCAAGCTCCAGGCACTGCATCAACGCGCGCGCGCTGGCGACCGCGCCCCGGTCGAGGAATGGCGTTCCATCTTAAGAAACGCCTACGCCTACGCCTACGCCGACACCTACGCCTACGCCTACGCCGACGCCTACGCCTACGCCTACGCCTACGCCTACGCCTACGCCTACGCCTACGCCTACGCCGACGCCTACGCCTACGCCTACGCCGACACCTACGCCTACGCCTACGCCGACGCCGACGCAGTCCGAGCGGAGCGCATGAAACGGATCGCCTTCGGCATGGTCGAATGCCTCAAAGCCGTAGCATCCCCGGCGGCCGCCTGATGCACGCCGCGCAGCACATGTTGGATCGAGGGCTGACGCCCTCGATCAGGGCGGCGGTCGCGGTGCGACCCCGCAGGTTGCAGCGTCCCCGCAAACGGGGCGTCCCAGTCCACGCCGGTGTCCGCTATGTCGGCCGTCCTACCGAATTCGCCAATCCGTTCGACGGTCGCGGTTTCGGACATGTGCGCGCGGTTCGCCTCTTTGAACGCTGGATCGACAGCCGCCTGGGCGACCTGACGTTGGAAATGCTGGGCTTCTGCCCTTCCGAAATCGAAGCCCTGCATCGGCTGCATGAACGCGTCCTGCGCCGCCTGCCGATGCTGGCGGGTCTCGATCTTCAATGCTGGTGCCCGCTCACCAGCCGCTGGTGCCACGCGGACATCCTGCTCCGCCGCGCCAACCCCCATATCTTTCGGAGCTTGCCAGATGAAGCATCCCCTTCTTCTCGACGCTGAGCGAGCGCCCGAGATCCGCGACTGGAACGACGGCATCATCGTCGACAATTTCGCGGGCGGGGGCGGTGCTTCGACGGGTATCGAACTGGCCCTGCGCCGGCAGGTCGACGTCGCGGTCAATCATGATCCCGAAGCTGTCGCCATGCACACCGCCAATCATCCGGAGACGCGGCATCTGTGTCAAAGCGTCTGGGCGGTCGATCCGATGGAGGCCGTCACCTTCGACGGCAGGCCGCGCCCGGTGCGGCTCGCCTGGTTCTCGCCTGACTGCAAGCATTTCAGCAAGGCGAAGGGCGGCAAGCCCGTCGAGAAGAATATCCGCGACCTCGCATGGGTGGTGCATCACTGGATAGACCGGCTCGGACCGATGCTCAGGCCCGCGATCATCATGCTGGAAAATGTCGAGGAATTTCGCACCTGGGGGCCGCTGGGCGACGATGGCCGCCCGTGCCCGGCCGGGAAGGGCAAGACCTTCGACCAGTGGGTCGCGAAGCTCCGCCGCGCCGGATATCGCGTTCAGTGGAAGGAATTGCGGGCGTGCGACTATGGCGCGCCGACATCGCGCAAACGACTGTTCCTGATCGCGCGCTGCGACGGGCAGAAGATCGTTTGGCCCAAGGCGACCCATGCCAAGCCCGGCGCGGCCGCCGTATCGAGCGGGAAGCTGCTGCCATGGCGCACGGCGGCGGAGATCATCGACTGGTCGATTCCCTGCCCCTCGATCTTTGAGCGCACCCGCCCGCTAAAGGATGCCACCTGTCGCAGGATCGCCGCGGGCATCATGCGCTATGTCATCAATGCGCCGCATCCCTTCATCGTGCCGGTCTGCAACAGCCAGTGGGCAAGGGACAGGGCCTATGCGGGTGACGAACCGCTGCGGACCATCACCACGGCGAAGGGCGGCGAATATGCGGTGGTCGCACCCGTCGTCGTCGGTTGTGGTGGTCGAAGGGGTCAGTCCGGTCCGGTCGATCCGCAAGGGCCGTTCCCCACCGTAACAGCCAAGGCCGATGCCTGCCTTGTCGCGGCGCATATCATGACCATGCGGAACAGCGGAAAGCCACATACGGCCGCCCATGAGCCGACCCACACGGTCACCGCTGGCGGGGCGCATCAATATCTGGTCGCGGCCTTCATGGCCCAGCACAATGGCGGCACGATAGGCCGACAGGCGGATGCCCCGCTGTCCACCATCGTTCATCGCGGGACGCAACAGAACCTCGTCACCAGCCATCTGGTCAAGCTCCAGAACAATCAGGACGGCAAGCCGGTCACCATGCCGATCGACACGGTGATGGCTGGCGGCCTGCACTATGGCGAGGTCCGCGCCTTCCTCGTCAAATATTACGGCAACGAACATGACGGACATGGTCTGGCTGGGCCGCTTGGCACGGTAACGACGAAGGACCGCTTCAGCTTGGTGACAGTCACGATCGCGGGCGAGGAATATGCGATCGTCGACATCGGCATGAGGATGCTCACGCCGCGCGAACTGTTTCTGGCGCAGGGCTTCCCGCCCGAATACATCATCGATCTGCAATTCAACGGAAAGCCGCTCACCAAGACGGCGCAGGTCCGTATGTGCGGCAACAGCGTCAGCCCCGTCATGGCCGAAGCGCTGGCCCGCGCCAACATCGCCAATGACGACGGCGCGGAAAGGCTGGCGGCATGATCAGCGCATTTACCCCCGTCGGCACGAAGATTGTGGCGCTTCGGTCTGGCCATGGTGTCGAATCGGGCAAACAATACACCGTGCGCGGTTTCGTGGTGAACCGGCATTTCCGAACCCGCGAGCCCGATCCCCATGTCCTGCTGGAAGAAATCCTCCATCCAGTGGGGTGGCCTGCTGGACGGTTTGGCGAGATCGGCTTTCCTCGCGACGTTTTCAATTATCCGGCGCTGTTCAAGCCCGAACGGCATCTGGAGGCGGTATGACCGATCCCGTCGCCCATATCCGCCGCCGCTTCGCATCGCTCGCGCTGGAAGCCGAAGCCGCGCTTCAGCGGCGGGAAGAACAATATCCTGCGCTGGTCGACGCCGGGAAGATCCCGGCCGAGCAGTCAGCGCAGGAAATCCGGGTCTGGCGCGCGATCGCAGCCGATTGGAGGCGCGTGGTCGACGGGGCGGGGGACGCAGCCATATGGGGCAGCCGCGACGATAAGATTGCGGCCCTGCGGGAGAGCATCCGGCGCTATAACAAGGCATTGGCGCGCGTGATCGGCAACGCGCCTGATGCGGTCCGCCGCGACTGCGGCGATGGCACCCCATTGTGGCGGCTCGACGAAAAGCATGGCGAGGCCTTCGCGCCGATCCTCGCGGTCATCCATCAACGCGACCGTGTCGAGGACATGCTTGATTGGTATTTGGCTGAGCAACCCGGCTCCAACCGGCTGGGGATCGGCGGCTATCTCGAACTGAACCGCATCCTGCGCGAGCGTGCCAATGGAGCCGAAAGGGTGGCCGCATGAACGCCATGACTCACAATCCCCGTAGAAGGGCCAAGGCCGTTTACCCAGGCAAGGTCGCGATCCGACATGCCAAAGAGGCCGCAGAGTCGATGGGTATCGATCCGGGCGGCCTTGAGATATGTCCGGACGGAACGATCCGCATTTTCGACCGCAAGGCGATTCCCACCGCCGCACCGAAGGATGAGTTTGAAGAATGGCTACAGGCCGGAAAACTGGGGTAGAGGGCGTCCACATCGTCACGGCCCGCAAGGCCGGAAAGCCGGTGCGCCATTATATCTACGCTTGGCGCGGGGGCCCATGCATCAGGACCGTTGTGGGCGGTGAGAAGCCGACCATCACCAAGGAAGACGTCAAGGCTATTGCGGCAGCGCTGGATGCCGCAAGGCCGGTTCCCAAGGACACGATCGCGGGCCTCGCGACTTCTTATCGTGCAAGCCCCGAATGGAAGACCCTGGAAGCATCCACCCGCGACACATGGGGCAGGGCGCTTGACAAGATCGAAGCGCGTTGGCCGGACGTGCCGCTCCGCCTTTTCTGCGATCCACGCATGGTCACTCAGGTCGTGAAGTGGCGTGATGACATGGCCGAAACGCCGCGCGCCGCCGACATAGCAATTGCCCAGCTCGCGCGGCTGCTCGAATTTGGCCGCCTTCGCGGGCAGGTCACCGTCAACATCGCCACCGGCATCCCGACACTTTACCGCAACGCCCAGCGCGCGGAAATCATCTGGACCGAAGAAGACTTCAAGGTCTGGAATGAGCATGAGGATGTTCACCAGTCCATCCGCGACGTAGTCGCGCTGGCGGCGGCGACCGGCCTCCGCCGCGCCGACCTGATCGGCCTCACATGGGATGAGATTGGGGACGTGGCTATCACGCGAATCGCGCGGAAGAAGAGCCGGGGGAAGCGCCGCCGTGTCGTCATGCCGATCGTGCCAGGTCTGGCCGAAGTGCTGGCTGCACTGAAACAACGCTCCCGGCAAGAAGGCGTCAACACGGTGCTCGTGACGAGTTACGGCACAAGCTGGTCGGGCAATGGTCTGTCGGGCAGCTTCGGCAAGGCCGTGCGCGCGGCCGATATCCACCATATCGATTCGGACGGCGAAAAGCGGTTCAAGCATCTGCACGACATTCGCGGCACCTATGCGACCAAGCTGATGACAGCGCCGGGGCTGAACCTGACCGACAAGGAAATCGCCGGATTGATGGGCTGGACCCCCGAACAGGTGTCAGAAATCCGCACACACTATGTTGACGACGCGGCCATTGTCGTGGCACTGGGCGAACGTCTTGCACAGGCAGCTGTAAAACGCTCTGTAAAACGCTAG